TGATAGTTGTGGTGTTTGCGGGGTGGTTTATATCGTATCTGTCGTGCTGCTGTGTAAATTCTCAGAAGTAACTCTGTATTCATAAAAGATTGCTTAATTGTTTACCAATTTTAGTACCACCACGGCCAATAGCCCTCATGGTATTTAGTAATTCAGTTCTCTTTTCTTCTTCAGACACAGTTCTATAAGCATCAATACCTAAATTAGCTATACCTAAAGCAAAGTTAGCAGGTTCAGCCCAGAAGGAAGTACCTAAAGTTGCAGTAGCAAGACCAAGTTGTAGTTTATCTAGTTTATTATTAGGATTTTCTTCAACTTCTTTCAATCGTTGTTGTACATCCCAAGCATCAAACCCAGCACCTACCACGGGTAGGACAGAGCCTAAGCGTCTTTGAAGTGTACCAAGACCAGAGCTACGTGCTAAAGCAGTGTCTACACCTGCTGCACCTACACTTCTATGTAATGCTGCTTTTGCTTTTTCTGTAGTATTAATTTTTCTTAAAAGAGCGTCATAATCTTTTTTAATCATAGGTCCAGGGGTTAACTGACCTGTCATTTTAGGTTTAAAGAACTCTTCTACATTTTCTTTAGCACCTTTAATTAAATTATCTTGAGCATCAAGTACCTGAAGATTAGACCAATGATGTAAACCTCCTTTCTCTAAAGGTTTGATATGATCAACATGGAAACCATTCTGACCAGCAAACTCATACAACTCTTCCATAGCTCGCCATTCCCAAGGGTTCATCTTAGGTGTAAGCTTTAGTTTTGTTGCTCTTCTATGAGCTTCTTTTAACGTAGCCTCTGGAGAAGCAACGACTTTAAAAACAGTACCATCTCCAGCTACTAAGCCAGTCCGAGATTTAGCATTAGTACCCTGACTACTGAAATAAAAGTATTGATCACCAACTTTAAATTGAGCAGAAGCTCTTTTAGCTCCTGTTCTAATTCTTCTATCTCTAGCACCAAGATACTTTTGAAAAGCAGGTTGAACATCAATATCAGAAACAGCTCCATTAGCCCAGGGTCTACCTGGTACTCTCATTGTTAAAGTTTCAAAGGTTTTATGTACCTTTTCTCCTGATTTTAAAGTTATTTTGGCTCCATGCGTTTCACCACTAGGTCGTACTAAAGGGTCATTTTTAAATAATCTTTGATAAAGTTTAGCTTTAGTAGGATGATCTGCATTTAAACCATATTCTCCATAAGGGAGGTGTGGTCTTATATCATTAAACTTCTTTTTTAGCTTCATGATATCTTTTATATTACCTTTACCTGTACCTTTAGTCGTATCATCTAATATATCAATAAAGGTGTAAGACGCACTATAATCAGGTATCCATCTACCTGTAGCATCATCTAACCTACCAGCAGACTCATCAAGATCCCTAGTAATCTTTATAATACCTTCGGAGTCTATCCATTCACCTACTGTATTTAACGCTTTCTCTATCTGTTCTGTTAATTTGGACATCGTGCTGTAGGTAGTAATACGTGGCTAATCCTACTGGTCCTATTATCCTTAATAGTAGTAGAATTAATAATAATTTTTTCATATAGATCGAAGCTTCGCCTATATTCGATTGGGTAGAGAAGAGATCCCTATTACTGGAGTTTGTCTCTTCTCAATTTGACCGCTGTTTCCACACACGAGGAGCACCACTTCCCCGTGTGTTAGGGTAGACTTTGTTAAACCCATGTTGGAAGGGGTTTACCTTTGGTCTTACCTCGTGCCTCTTTACGCTGTATATGGTTCATACCTAAGACTAAATGATTAGCTTCAGCTTGAGGATCATCCATCCAAGCTTCTAAGTGATCTAACCATTCTTGGTCTTTTCTGTCTTTTATTGCGGCAGAAGCTGAGATGGCGAGGGCATCGGTAAACCACTTGACCCCTTGGGCGAGAGCATCAATTCTGTCGTCATGTTTGACGGCACCTTTTTCCCTGCACATCCTGGAGATTTGGTATCCAAGCATATATTGGAATCTAGATTCAGACGGCCTTTCAGACCCTGAATTAAAATCCCATTCAATAACCTTGGGATCAACAACCAACCTGTGCTGATTAAACACAGGCTCAAGACTGTCAATAATCCTATCTTCTTTCCTGACATTAGCTCTAGTTTCCTCTATGTTAATTGGTACATTCTTATTAATAGCATGTTTTCTAAATAATTCAGATACCATGCCATCACCAAAGTTACTTTCAATAAGTAAGGTTGATGCTTTGTATTTCTTACATCTAGCTAGTATAGCTAATAATGTGTTGTCTGAATAACCGTCTGTAGACGCATAGACTTCATGTAAATACATTATCCCATTCAATTGGGAAATATAACACGCTACAGTCTCGTCTGATCCCCTACCAGAGGGGTCCACACTGCAAATAGTCTCACTATATGGTTTCCATTCACCTTGAACTTGCATTGGACTATAATAATAGTCTCCTGGAAGTCCTACACACGGTAAATCCTTTAAGATGTTGTCTTTGCTTGAGCACCAGATGATGTTTTCGGGTGCTGTATCTGGATTGACTGGGTTAATAATAAGGTCAGCAAACTTGAGTGGAAACTTCTCTGCATCAGATAGAGAAGTGTCGAGCATAAACTGCAACATAAAGTTGCTACGACCCATAGCAGATTCACGTTCCAACAAATCTCCTTCACGGAATCTCGTATCCGTTGGAGCCCATGTGAGTTCTGAGTCATTGTCTAAGTCTTTTTCTAGCTGTGGAGCAAGCAAGCCATCATACATAGCCACCTTTCGGGGGTACCTAGCTGGCCATACGAACGGTTTATAAGCCCTTTCACGTAATTTATTGTAAACAGTGAAGGTAGTTTGAGGGGTTCCCAGGAACATAATCCTAGAATCCTTCTTGGGAGTAAGGATAGACTCACATTCAGTCACTAATTGCAGTAATTTCTCACGTTGTAATTCGGTCATACTGTTGTTTGGTACCTCCACGTCATCTAAAACCATCAAGTCTGCACGACTTCCAGTTAACTGACCTGTAATACCAACCGATTTAACGCTGGGTGCCTGGTGTGGAGCTGCTGGCCCTACATCAAATGATACTCTTGACCACCTTTGATCGTCATTCTTAGGTTTAAGATGGGACATCCAAGGTACTTCAAGGATTAATCTTTGGCAGAAGATCGAGAATGAATCAGCTCTATCCTTAGAAGCCGATACAACCATGATCTTCTTATCTGAATCGTTATATAACGTCCAAAGAACAAAAGCTGCAGTAATCCAAGATTTACCAACACCTCGAAAAGCTTGAATCTGGAGTCTCTTGGGTCCATTTTGTAAGTATTCTGCTATACAAAGTTGTGCTCTTGTAGGTGCTGGTAAGGCTAAGTGTGTCCAAACGGCAGTTAAGAAGTACCTAAAGTCATCCTTAAGCTGTTGTTGAATTTGCATCTTCGTTGAATTGTGCTAAACCTTTATCTGTAAGTACGTGTTTGTACATACTATCAAAAACTTTAGGTGGTATGGTACATATATCAGCTCCAAGCTCAAAAGCTTTACCAACTGACTGTACATCTCGAATAGAAGCAGCTAATATCATAGTATTAATAAACTGAGTTTTATATACTTCAGAGATATCTTTGATTAGTGATAAGCCAGATAAAGAATTATCATCCATCCTACCTATAAAAGGTGAGATATATGTAGCTCCAGCTAAGGCCGCTAAAATCGCCTGAGAGACGCTAAAGACTAAAGTAACATTAGTGCGTATATTAATCTTACTAAGCTGCTTACAGGCCCATAGACCATCCTCAGAGCAAGGTAATTTAATAGTAGCTGCTTCCCCGTATGTTTTAGCGTGTCCTGCAGCTCTTGAAAAGAAATCTTTACGGTTATCCGCAGTGATTTCCATACTAATATCTTCTACACCCTTATCAACTAGCTCTTTATAAACCTGTTGTGGATGTTTACCACTCTTAAAGATTAAAGTAGGGTTGGTGGTAACACCACTTATCAACCCTGTATCTAATCTATCGTAAATCGCTTTAGTATCAGCGGTATCTAAAAATAATTTCATAGGTGCTATTGAATCCATTGAAGGATATGTTGTTCTCT